TGCCGGACCTTAACTACGGCGTGTCGTCTCAATTGTCTTACGACGATGTAGCCGCTCCTAAGTGTACCTGCTACTGCTGCAAGCACGAGCCCATCTGGGTTGTAAAGCCAGTCAGGCAAGGGCGAAGCAGCACTCGGACTATCGGGGATGACAAATCGGTTGGGCTTAGGGACCATGCAGCGATATTTCACTGCGTGATTCTTGTTCCTCTTCCGAACTGTCAGGCTAGACAGGGGTACTTTCAAGCCAGCGTCATCAGCCTCATCGAAGGGTACATAAATTCTACGTACCCGTACGAGGAGACATGCGATCGTCCTGGCGAGAGATACTCCCCACCTCGCCTCCCAACGTACGAGGCGGTTGATAGCAGAGTAACAGTCGCATTCGTCAGATAGGCGTTTTAAATAAACGCCTCTGACGTTGTAGCCAGACCAGAAGTCTGTGCCACACGACTCGCGGAAAAGTCCCGTGTTAAAGGACTTGCCAGAGTTGACGGTGAAACCGAAGATGGCGAGTGATTCGCACACAAGATTGTAACTTTCCTTGCGTACGATTATATCGTCACCAAAGACACCGAAGCTACCTAGACGCTTAGCAAAAGGTTTTGCGAACCTAATGTTAAGCACTTTGTAGCAGGCCCTGACTACAGCCGAAAATAGCAGCGTTTGCAGGGGAAAAGTAAAAGCATTCCCCATGCTGCTTACCATGTGTAAAGTGAGGCTTGAGCCGTCTGGAAGGACGGTCTCGGGCGAGCGAGTTCTCATGAACCAGTCGAAGACTGGAGCCGGGAATAACTCTCGCACGAGGGCCAAACTTATGGTATCAGATGCACTGGAGAGATCGATAGTACCAAAATCTCCAGTGATTGATCCAATCCGAGATAGCTCGCTGTTCTTTTGAGGCTGCCTGCTGAGGTCGATTCCAATGACCTCGGCTAGACGGCCCTCGATACAGCTTGCTATACCCTTCTGGAAAAGCATGTTTAGAAGGGGTTCGGTACAGATGGTTCGACTGATTTCCACTGTCTTAGGAACAAAAGACAGACGGGAACCTGGTACGAGATCAGTTCCCCTACGATGGTCTCGGAAAGCTTCAAGTCCAGACCAAGTCGGGTGGTGTGAAATCGCTTCACGGTACAGCATGTGAAGTTGCAGACTTGTCGTCGAAAGGCGAGAGGTTGCCAACTTAGAATAAAAGTCGGTGGACCTCGAACCGATGTTCGAGCCGTTACCCAAACCTAAGCGAGAGTAAATTTCACTCCTGCTCAGGATAAAGTCCCTTTGAGGGGGATAGAAGAAGTCATAAAGGAAGGCTTTCACCTCCCCAATGATTGTTCTAGTAATGGCATCCTTTTCTAGAGTAAGGAGCTGAAATTTCTCGCACTGCTCGTTGCACTCTTTAAAGAGGGCTAGAGCACGCTCATCGGTGATCGCAGTAGTCCCCGAAGTACCTGGAAGGTACTTCTTTAAAAGGGATGAACTGAGTTGCCGAATAGCGACGTGCTTAGAGCTTTCAGCATCCGGACCCACCGCAAGGTGGATACTTAAGAAAGGATCTAGATCTGCAAGCAGGTTTGAGGAAAGTCCCTCAGCATCAACATGCATGACGGTTACCTCATATAAGAAAGTCAGTTTTCTACAAGGACAAAATCCCTACTAGAAAACTCGGTCCGCCGCTGGCCTAAAGGATGCCAGAAACGGATGTGTCGCCGATGCCAGCACTTTGCTGAGCAACGGCGCCGAAATGCGCGGAGAGAGCGGCGCGCAGGTTAGCCGGATCGGTCGTATCCACGCCAGCAGGCACTTCGATGTGCGTGCGGACGAGGATCGTAGCGAACGGTTGACCGGCGAGCGGCAGCGCTCCTTTGCGAGTGACGATCTTATAGATGTTCATCGGAACATCCTTGACGAGACCCGTGACCGGATTAGGCTTTCCAAGAACGCGGAAGACCTTAGGCCGGAACGCGGTAATCGTGAAGGGTGAGGCGACCGAGTGCGTGGTGACACCCGTCTGCGTCCCACCGAGCGCAGTGACGGCGACCTGTTTCCCGTTAGAATCCGGGGCAGTGTCGACGACATGCGTGTAGGTGGGAGAGGTGAGGCCCGTTTGGGCGGCCCCGGTAATCGGGGAAGTGACTGTAATAGTCATGATAACTCCGGTTATGTGCGAATCTTCCTGGGAGGCTTATGCCACTTCGGAGGATTGCGTTGACGGTGTACGCCTCTGAACTCGTTGAGAAGAGCGGCCATATTAAGCAACTTAAAAGCGCCACCTTCTGTTCCGGGATCAGGGTAACGAAAAACCAACTCAGGTGGCTCTAAGTCCACTGAGCTATTTCGCGCTACCAAAGTGCGTACAGTTCGGATAGAGCTTGGCTGACCAGCGACGCCAATGAACGAGTGAGCCGGCACGCTTGAACGCATGAGCCCAAAATTAGGAGCGACTACCCAATCGGTAGTTCGCGTCTTTATTGAGGACCCAGAAATCCAGGCAAGTGCGGACTTGTTCGTTACAGTAGCCTCGAGCACATCGCCGATACTGGCGAAGTAGTCAACGAGAAACGACCATGGGAGTAATTCCCATGCAGTCGGAAGCCACTCCTTGGCATGAAAGCCAACGGAAGTGACATACGACGTGGTGTCGTGTTCTGCTTGAGTCTTCACAGCGCCCCTATAGACGTACACGTGTCTGTCGTAACGCTTGCGGAAATTATTAACCCACAAGTTGTTTTCGACAGAAGTGGCCGATCCAAGGGTAGTTGCACTGAGGGTGTTATCGAGCTTACCGTCAACGCCGACACATCTAAAGCGAACGCGAGTCGGTCGAAAGACTGACAAGTCGTAAGCATCAAATGCGCCGTCGATGTCGTTAAGCAACGGGTCCCACCCAAAAGATTTCTCAAGCCAGGCACTAGAAAGTTGATGGGTCCAATCTCGGGGACGGTAACGCTTCAGTTTTTTGACTGTAGCCTCCCAATCCTTGATTGTCTCCTGCAAACGAGCTAGTGGCCTGCGTATCATCCGAATGGACTCACGCAGTTCACCGAGAAAAGTCAAACCAGATACTTGAGTTTGAATATCTCGGATCTCTTTGTAGACCTTCAGACGTGCCTTCGGTTCGGCATTACCGGAGTACAACGGGTCAGTAAGAGTTGAGCCATGATTGAAAGCGGCTAGATGCCCTTTCCAATCCATGACACAAAACTGCTGACTGTTGTAACCATTTATTGGATCCCAGCGGCAACCTAGCTGGGCCCAACCAGGTTGGGAGTCCACGATTGTGTACACACCCGACATGGTAGTGGTAGCGTTGTCCATGGCAGCGATCTGTTGCTTATAGCGAGGGTTTTTAAACCCATCGAGCGTTCGAGTCACAGCAAAAAGTACACTGCGACGCTGACGATCAAAGGGGTAATCAACCTTTCGCACATAGCTATGATCGTACCTGGCGACGATACTACTATTCTTGGTATATGGTTCCATGTAAGCCTCGCGCCTTAAAGGGCGCGCCGAAAGAAAAATCCCCCCTCAGGAAAAGTCCGTAGGAGAGAAATACATAGAGACGGGACGCCCTTCAGCGAGCCAGAACTTGTAGAGTGCACCAAAACCGAGTGCGCCCAACATGTAAAGTCTCCACTGAGAGTACGTCACATCTCTACACTCTCCATTCCTTGAGACCAAGATGAAACGGAGTCGATGCTTC